AGCCATTTACTTTTTCTTTCGATCAAGAACAGACTTTGTAATTCTAGTTCCGAAACTCGCAGAAAATACGATGATTACCAAGTACCATACGCTGTCTGGCAGCTCATTGATTATAGAAACCCACTCTCTAAAGTTTTCTCTGGTCCCAGGAAACCAACCTGTAGTCAGCATTCCAATTAGCCAGAGCATTAAGATCTCATCTTTGTATGATTGATCCTGGCTTTTAATCCTAGTTATATCTACATCTTTAGCTGCCTCTATTTCAGCAGCTCTAATTACTTTTGTCTTTTCTGCTTTATGTTTAAAGTGATCTGTTGCTTTATTAATAACCATTTTAGTTAATGGATTATTAAATATTTTTAATAGATGGATCATGCGCAGCTCCTCATTATACCAGCTAACTCTTCACATCTCTTAGTTGTTTGCTTATGCCAGTTGGAATCGAGCATCTCATCCGCAGCTTTATTATAGTCTGCAGCTCTAATACCCTCCCACATTTTCTTGAATTTGCTTACTCGAGGCTTGCCTAATTGGAAACACATCTCACAAATCAATCCTCTAATTGTAGTAAATTTTTCGTTAGGATCTATTTCTTCCAGCAGCTCATCAGCAGAAGTGAGAGCAATTTGAAAGTCTTTATCAAACACAGCATCAAGCTCTTCTTTAGAATACTCCACACCCTCAACAAAGTTATCGGTAGGTAATACCAAATGACCATAACCAATAGTAGCGAAACCCAAGCTATCGGAATAGACAGAACGCCTAAACCCCTCATGTTGTCGGATTCTTTCTTTAACATCTTCCATAAATCATTTATCCTTTTCTGGGTCAAAGTTAAGAATTTTGACACCTAGTTTATTTTGCTCTTTTGTTTTAGCTCGATAGATCTTTGTTCCAGATCTTCGATAGTTTTGAGTCTTAACGTCATAAGCTAGGTACTCCCCTGTTTTGATGTTAAGCGTAAGTATATCGATTGGTCCAAGACCACCTGCAGGAATGAAAACAATTAAGTTTGGATCCTTAGCAAAATGAGATTGAGCAAGCAGCTCATTCGATAAGCCTACGGCAGCGGTGTTTCTATTTCGTGAAGTAGTAAAAGATCGAGCCAATTAAACCTCCAATTAATATTATAATTGCAGCGGCACCTTTACCCCGATTCATATCGGCTTTTAATTCTTTAACATCTTTTCGCATTTCATCTAATACTTTAAAAATAGTTTTCATGCGCTCTTGGCAAACCTTTTCATGGTAAGATATTCTTATACCATTTGCTTGCTCAATAGATGTTTTAGTAATTTTTTTTTTAGATTTCATTTACTGGCTCACAAGAAAACCTAATAAATATATTATGTTTATTAGTTTCCTCTCTCCCTATTTCTGTTTGTTTTTTAACAGCCTCCTCATAACCAGATAAGAGGCAATCATAATAAGTATTATATGTTGTTGGCATCATGTGAGGCGGCATACAAACTCCCTCGATTGCGCTACACATGAGCATAACCAAGGCAATCTTCATAGCAGCTCCTTTTAAAAATAATTAAATATTATATTGCATTTGTAAATATCATCTGTGCAAGTTGTGCTTTTATGTTTTTTACTTGCATCAAATAACAACATTCTGTTTTCTTTAGTTTTTATTTTTGTTCCATCTTCTAAAATAGTAAAACCATTGTTTGTATTCATCATATATAATGCTGATTTATGAGGAAACTCATAGTCAACATGGAAATCGTGTTCTATTATTTTTTCGGTTTTAGGATATAAATTTGCTTTTATTCTTAATAAAGATTTAACTTCAAGTTTATTTATAATAAATAATAAATCACTAAATGCCTCAGAGTTTATTCTATAATGTTCATAGAATTTGTGAGTAAAATTATAATGTTCTGGGTTTCCATTATTTGTACTTGCTACATCATGTGATAAAAACCAACCAAAATTATGATGTAGTAATTTATTTTTTACTTTTTCAAATTGCTTTTTATCTAAAAAATTATCAATGATTTCATGTTGCATTACGAAATTTGCAATGTTTGAACAGAACCATTACCACCATCGCCACCAACAGAACAAAAAGTACCACTTGAACGAGTACCACCTACAGAATTATACCAAGTTTTTCCACTTTCTCCGCCATTAGCTGTCACAGTTCCATTGTTTGTATATGTTCCTTTATGTGCAATAATGATGTTTCCACCACCCGCAGCACCTCCAGTAGTCACCCAATCATTAGAACCAACAGCATGGTCTGAACGACCACCCTCTGCTGTAATTTTTCCACTAGCACCTACAACTACATTTCCTTTTGCTACAATAATAATTAAACCACCAGTTCCATTTCCCTCATCTGCATTTACTGCAACTGTATTATTACCGCCAGTACCACCAGATGTATCATAACTATTACCAACTGGATTTCCCGCACCACCAGATCCAGCTGAGCCATGACCAGTTCCAGAATTTCCGCCAGCACCACCCCAATTAGCTGCACTTGTAGTAGAGCCACCAACACCACCATAATTTGAACCTTGACTATCATCATTCGCACCACCGCCAGAGCCACCAGAAAAACATGACCCATAAGCACCAGCACCAGAAGTACCATTATAATTTGCTGCTCCACCAGCACCGCCACCAGATTGACCAGTTGAACCATTTGAACCATCATGACCATCAAAACTTTGTGATGAGTTAGTTGTTTGAGCAGATCCACCATTAGCACCTTGTCTAACTACTGTAAGAACAGTACCATTAGAAGATAAGCTCAAAAAATTTGCTATGACACTTCTAGCTGCTGTTCCACAACCATTTAATAAAGTATTTGCAGCAGTTAAAGATGATGAGCCACCAGATGTTAAGAATGGAAATCTTAATCCATTACTATCTACTGCATTACTATCTGAACCACCACTTGCAGTAGGATCGGCAAAAGCACCTTTGCTCCTCATTGAAAGAGTACCATTAACAGTAAAATTTCCTGTAGATAATAAAAACATTCCTCTACATGGTTGATCTGTTGTGACAGTATCGCCACTATCTATATTAACAGTAGTATATTGTTTAACGACCATATCTCCATCGTATGATCCATTTTTATTTTGTACTGTGTAAGTCACATTTGCCATTTTATATATTCTCCTTTTTATTATGGTGTGGTATCTAATGCACCATCAGATCCATCTCCAAAGTAATTAGCTAATTCTGTTGTTATTGTAAAAGTTCTATCTACTGTTTTTGAATTTGCTGTTGCTCTAACTGTAAAACTAAATGTAGCAGCAGAACCACCAACTGTTCCAGAAATTACTCCAGCTGTGCTTAATGATGTGCCAGTAGGTAAAGAACCAGATTGTACTGCGTATGTGATTGCATCACTATCTGGGTCTGTTGCAACAAGTGTAAAATGATTACCACTATGGTTTATTCCAATAGTTCCTAAGCTACCAGCTGAGGTACTCCAAGTTGGAGAATTATCTACACTTATAACATTATCTAATACTCCAGATAAACCCCCAGAAGTTGTGATTTTTATATCGTAAGGTTCTTTAGAATTTATAAAATTAGATTTAGCAACAACTGCTGTAATTTGTGTTGCACTATCTACTGTTGTTGATGAGGCATTAAAATTAGATCCTTCTGTACCAACAAAAGATGCAATATCGCCACTATTAAAATTTGCACCAGTAATTACAAAAGTTTGATTACCACCAGCTCCACTATCTACCTCAGCATCATCAACAGATGTGACAGTAGGTGTGACTTCTAAAGAAACAAAGCTACCAGCATTTCTACCCTCAAATTTTCCAGTAGTAGTATTAAATCTCCATTGACCAGCAGTAGAACCACGCTGAGCTGTAGTACCAGATGCAACTCTAGTTCCCTCAGTACCAATGTCAGTTATGTTCTCAAATTTAAAGTCAGCAATGTCTCTAGCTTTAGTCATAAGACTAAACCTCCTATATTAGTTTTTAAAATTCTTTTATTAAAGTACGATTGTATTTGCCTCATCCTCAGTTAATGCTTCGCCAGACATAAGTTTAGCTTTAGCACTAGCTTTTAAATCTGCTTTTTGTTGTTTAGCAGTTTCTTCAGCTTGTCTTTCTGCTTCAGCATTTGTTATATCAGTTTCTCTTTGTGAGATTTCTTCATCACTTAAATCAACTAAAATTCCACTTGGATTTTCTGGCGATATAACTAATTTTTTATTTTCATTTGACATAATTAATACTCCTTATTTAAGTCCATAAATTTTAACTTGTTTTGCTTTTACTTGAGCATCACAAAAAAGTGTTATTCCAGATATTGCTCTTGTATCTTTCCATAAACAAAAGAAATGACCAAAATTAGTTGTGCTATTGTCATAACTTCCCAAAGTTGTGCCATATATTTTTTTATAATATGTAGTATCTAATGGATTAAAAATAATAATTTCCCCAGACATAGCCCAAGGTGTGTTTGTACTACCATAATTAAAAACTACATTGTCTGAGTTCCAATTATAAGATTGTGCTGATAAACTCCCACCACCAGAAGATACATCTGACCTTGCCCAACCTCTATTATATACTGCATTAGATTGTGCTGAATTACCAATATTAACTCTAAATCTTGAATTATAGTTATTACCTGATATGTCACTATGAAGAAATTCGTTAAAAACAATTTTATAAGTGTCATAGGTAGATGAAAAATAACCATCTATTGAAATACCAGACGACAATGTAGTTGGTGTCGTTGTTCCTAGTAAAACATAGTCAGATGATACTGTTCCCCAACTTGGATTAGCACTAGCTCCTCCAGTTTGTAAAACTTGATTGGCAGTTCCAGGAGCAAGTCTAGCAATAGCTGAGCCATTGTTATAATAAATATCTCCTTGAGCTGTGCTTGCAATATTTAA